CAGATGTGTATAAGAGACAGGAATTATAAAGAGTGTGCAGATTATCTATCTATTTCAGTAAATTCGTTTAGCGATAAAATCAACGGGAAGAGGCCTTTTTCTTGCTGGGAGGCCACAAAGCTTAAACGTTTGTTATGTTTGAATAATGAGGAGAGTATAAGTATTTTTTTAACTTAAAACTTGCATAATGTGCAAGAAAGAGAGGTGAGGAGATGAAGATTGAATGTTTTTTATCTATGCTACGGCCGATGAAGCGAGGACTTGAAGTCCATATCAAAGCAAATGCCTATAAGAAAGAGCAGGTCAGGGAAATTGTGAAGCTGGCATCTGAAATACAAAAAGAGTACAGCTGTCACTGCACTCTTAATGTAAATACAGACGAATGCTTCAAGTTAAGTGATGGAAGAGCCTAAATGCTGATGAATCCAGTCCCATGTTTTTTGTGGTAACCATCCAGAATAATTTCGTGTGACTTCCATGATTACGAAAAGATCATTGTTGTCAGTACATTTCCTGATTGTCTCTTGTATTGTAGACGCGGAATAAGAACTGTCAATGAGCCAAGTGGAATCAAGGTAATGACACCATGATGTACTACAGCTTTTAATCGCATTATACAGGCGGTTATAATCTTGTCCGGATTTATTCAAATCATAGGAAATAATGTATATCATTGTAGTTCACCTCCTTTCTGCCAACATTATAACAGAGTGAGCAGAAAGAGAATTACAACAACCTACCACAGAAAATATAGAAAGAAGAAAGGAGCGAAAAATGGAACGAAGAACGTATACTGTCGCGGAAACTGCCGAAATTTTAGGTGTATCGACGGATGTCGTCTACCGCATGAAAAATGACGGCATCCTCCCGGCGGTAAAAAACTTATCGGCCATCCGGTTTTTGAAACGGGATGTACTGGCGATGGTCGGCGAGAAAGAAGATGATTTCCGCCCTTCCGCATTGCGAAGACTACGGAATGAATTATCGCTCGAGAAGCAAGAAAACGAACGCCTGCGAGGTATTATTCGCCAGATTTGTATAGCCGCCAATACGGCAGCAGTGCAGGAGGGATTATGAATAAACCGTTGGTTTTCACAGCGGCTCTCATGTCAGCCGCACTGGTAGCCGGTGCCGCGGTTGACGCAGGCAAAATCTATCACCGGTTTTTCCCGGAGACAAAGATTGTCGAGTATCGCCGGGAAGTCAAACCGGGCGACACGCTCTGGGACATATGCGGCGAGATAGCCACGGACAAAGAGGACCTGCGGAAACTGGTTTATCAAGCAAAGAAAGATAACAGGATCCGGGACGTGGGCAATCTGCAGCCGGGCATGTTGATTGTAGTCAGAGTTGAGGAGGCGAGAAATCAGTGAATACAGAAGAAAAAATCAGGGAAGTATCTATTCATACTCTCAGCTGGTATATCGCAGATTGGATAAATAAGAAAAAGTGTGAAAAATGCAAATTGTTAGCGTTTGACACCACCTTAAAGAAGTGGTGTGCATTAGATAATAGTGCAAATGATTACTGGACGGAGTTTTTTGAAACTCGACAGGAAGCCATAGATTGGCTAAACAATGAAATTGAAAAAGCCGACTGATGTTTGCAGCGTCAGTCGGCAGGCGGAAAAGAATCGCTAAGACTTTCCGCCTCTATTATAACACAGGAGGTAAAACATGACAGAAATTGAAGAAAAGAATGAACATCTTGCGTTCTTGACGCTCATCGAGCGGAGTAAAAGACAAAACGCGCTCATGCACTTAAAAAAAGCGCTGGATTATTCCGAGTGCGGAGTGACGGACATTGAGCTTGTAGAAACGCCTAACGGTGATTTTGTAGATGTTACATTTCACGGAGAAGAAAAACGCCGGGCGAACATAAGCGGTGACAGTATTCCGGCGATGATTTACGACATATTTAGACAAATTGAATGGTTGAGATAAATGGAGGGATACACAATGACAGAACCGGTAAAAATCAATGAGTTATTGATTGAAAATGTGAAACGGGTAAAAGCAGTACAGTTTGAACCATCTGCTGACGGCCTTACTATCATCGGCGGCAGAAACGGACAAGGAAAAACGTCTGTATTGGATGCTATTGCATGGGCATTAGGCGGCAATAATTATAAACCGTCTGTGCCGGAGCGGGACGGAGCACTGGTACCGCCGAACCTGCATATTGAACTGTCTAACGGACTGATTGTAGAACGAAAAGGAAAAAACAGCACATTAAAAGTAACAGACCCTAATGGTAATAAATCCGGACAGCAGCTTTTAAATGAATTTGTATCCACGCTGGCATTGGATCTCCCGAAGTTTATCAACGGAAGCGATAAGGACAAGGCGGATTCTCTTCTGAAAATTTTAGGAATTGGTGATGTACTGTCGCAGCTGGACACAAAAGAGAATCAGCTGTATGCACAGCGTACGGAAGTCGGCCGCATTGCAGACCGCAAGAAGAAAGCAGCTGACGAAATGCCGATGTACCCGAACGTACCGAAAGAACCCGTCAGCGCAACAGAACTCATTAAACAACAGCAGGAGATTCTTGCACGGAACGGAGAAAATGAACGGAAACGTCAGGACGCCGCTCGTTATGAACAAATATTGGCAAATGCTCAAATTGCTTTTGATGAAGCTAAAGCAGCGTTGCAGAAAGCAGAACAGGATTGTTTAACTGCCCGGAAGTCGGCAGAAGATCTTCATGATGAAAGCACAGCTGAATTGGAAAAGAATCTGGCGGAAATTGAAGCATTGAACATCAAAATCCGTGCTAATTCTACTAAAGAAGCCGCAGAGGTGGAAGCAAATAATCTGCAGCAGGAATATGACGGACTGACAGGACAGATTGAATCCGTCCGGGAAGAAAGAAGTAAGCTTCTTGATTCTGCGGAATTGCCGCTGCCGGGATTATCCGTCAAAGATGGCAAGCTGATTTATAACAATATGCCATGGGATGGCATGAGTGGCTCTGATCAGCTCAAAGTAGCAACAGCTATTGTACGTAAATTAAACCCGCAATGTGGCTTTGTTTTGATGGACAAGCTGGAGCAGATGGACTTGGAGACTTTACAGGAATTTGGCGCATGGCTCAAACAGGAAGGACTGCAGGTCATTGCGACAAGAGTATCCACCGGTGATGAATGCTCCATTATCATCGAAGACGGCATGGTCAAAGGGGATACAGAAGCGGTTAAAGAAAAAGCGCCAAAGTACGTCAAAGGTGTGTTTTAAAGAAAGGGAATAAGAATGAACATTACAAAAGGAATCATCAGTAAGCCTGTCAAAGTTTGTGTTTACGGCGTGGAAGGTATCGGAAAAACAACATTTGCTAGCCAGTTTCCTGCCCCGCTCTTTTTCGACTTAGATAAAGGGTCTGCACAGCTTGATGTCAGCCGTGTAACAGACATTACATCATGGCCGTTGCTGATGAGCAACATCAAAGAGGTCTATGATAATCCGACTATTTGTAAGACGCTGGTTATTGACACAGCAGACGCGGCAGAGCGTATGTGTATTGATTATATTTGCGGAAAATTCAACAAAAAAGGAATTGAAGATTTCGGTTACGGTGCCGGCTACACATATTTAGTGGAAGAATTTGCCCGATTCCTTGTACATCTGGACGCCTGCATTGGGCAGGGGATTAATGTAGTTGTTCTTGCTCATGCTGTTTTAAAAACAGTAACGCTCCCGGAGGAAATGGGAACGTATGACCACTGGGAACTGAAACTATCATCTAAAACGACAAATAAAGTCGCGCCGCTTGTAAAAGAATGGGCAGATTTACTGCTTTTCGCCAATTACAAAACAATCCTGATTGAAGACGGAACGCGAAAAAAAGCGGCAGGCGGAAAACGAATCATGTATACCACGCATACAACTTTTGCGGACGCGAAGAACCGATTTTCTTTAGCAGAAGAGTTGCCATTTGACTATAACGAAATTGTACGACTGATACCAAATGGAGCTGCTCCGGGCGTAAAACCTATGCAAGAAAAGAAACAGGAAGCAAAACGGAAAACAGTAAAAAAATCAGAACCTGAATCGACTGTCCCGATAAAGAAACCAACTGTCCCGATTCAAGACACGGATGTCCCTGCGACATCTACTGTAAATGCTACTTTACAGAAAGTCTATGACTTAATGAAACAGGAACATATCACAGAAGAACAGATCCGCAAGGCGGTGGCCATGAAAGGATATTTCCCAGAAGATATGCCGATGAAAAATTATCCGTCTGATTTTATAGACGGTGTGCTCATCGGTGCGTGGGAACAGATTAAAGCATTTATTTTAAACAATATCAGTGTTCCATTTAATTAATTTACATAAAGGAGAAGAACATGAGTACAAATTTTGAACAGTTCGGAACAACATCTGCAGAAGACAAGGTATTAGACTGGGACGAAACTGTCACTGATGACGGCAAAGATCATGAATTTGTCTTATTACCGGAAGGAGTTTATCCGTTTACGGTGGAAAGCTTTGAACGAAAGATTTACGAAGGTGGAGCTAAAATACCGCGATGCCCGCAAGCCGCACTAAAGCTTCGCGTGCATGGCGGAGAATATGGTGACGCGCTTGTATTCAGAAATTTATTCTTAGTTTCAAAGCAGCAATGGTTAATTGCCCAATTCTTTATTTCCTTGGGATTAATGGAAAAGGGCGGGACAGAGAAAATGCCATGGAATAAAGTTATCGGTGCATCAGGTTATGTAGAAATCGTTCACCGGATTTACAAAGATCAGCCTTACAACGAAGCGAAGAAATTCCTTGCCCCGGATGATAAGAAAATTCCGAAAACACAGGGCGGTTACACAGCCGGGACATTCTGATGATGGAACTAAGACCCTACCAACAGGAAGCGGTTACAGCTGTTATGCGCGAATGGGCGAACGGTCACAGGAAGACGCTTTTGGTTCTTCCCACAGGCACAGGCAAAACGATTGCCTTTGCTAAAATCGCAGAAAACTGTGTTCGTGAGGGGAGAAAAGTCTTGATTCTTGCCCATAGAGAAGAACTTTTGAATCAGGCGCAGGAAAAAATCAAGACCGCAACAGGTCTCTTATGTGCTAAAGAAAAAGCGGAAGAAACAAGTCTTGCCAGCTGGTACAGAATTGTTGTGGGGTCCGTGCAGACACTCATGCGTAAAAAACGGCTCCGGCAGTTTCCGGAAGATGAATTTGGCACCATTATTGTAGATGAAGCCCATCACGCACTGGCCGATAGTTATCAACAAGTGCTGCAGCATTTCCCGACGGCAAATGTATTAGGCGTAACCGCCACACCGGAACGAAATAATCTGCAGTGTCTGGGAAATTATTTCGACAGCTTAGCTTATGAATATTCTTTGACGCAGGCTATCAAGGATGGCTATTTGTGCAAAATCAAGGCGCAGACGATACCGCTCAAGATTGATATCACAGGCGTTGGTATGTCTGCCGGAGATTACGCGGCAGGAGCCTTAGGAACAGCCCTTGACCCGTATCTTGAACAAATTGCAAAAGAAATGGTTACATATTGCGCCGGTAAGAAGACTGTAGTCTTCTTACCTTTGGTAGCCACAGCTAAAAAGTTTAAAGCCATTTTAAATCATTTTGGAATGAAAGCAGCGGAGGTGAATGGAAACAGTCAGGACAGAGAAGAAACACTAAAGAAATTTGAGGCAGGAGAGTATAACGTACTCTGTAATGCTATGTTACTGACGGAAGGTTGGGACTGTCCATCAGTGGATTGTGTGATCATGCTTCGGGCAACAAAGATCAGGAGTTTATATTGCCAATGTATAGGGCGGGGAACAAGACTTTCTCCGGAAACGGGCAAAAAGGATTTATTGGTATTGGATTTTTTGTGGAATACGGCGCGGCATGAATTATGCCGTCCGGCATCGCTTATCTGCAAGACGGATGATATTGCAAAAAGAATGACGAAGGACTTGGACCAGTCCGGGGCCGCTGTTGACATAGAAGACGCTTACAAGCGGGCAGCGGAGGAAACCATTCTTGAGCGTGAAGAAGCTCTTGCAAAAGAATTATCAGCGATGAAAAAACGAAAACGCCAGCTGGTAGATCCATTGCAGTTTGAAATGTCTATACAAGCAGAAGATTTATCTGATTATGTCCCGTCATTTGGGTGGGAAATGGCACCTGCAAGCGACAAACAGCTCAAAGCATTGGAGAAATTCGGCATATTTCCTGACGAAATCGACAATGCGGGAAAGGCCAGTCTTTTACTCGACCGTTTGAATAAACGGCGGGAAAATGGGCTGTCCACTCCGAAACAAATCCGCTTTTTAGAAAGCCGCGGTTTTCAGCATGTGGGGATCTGGACGTTTAACGATGCTAATAGCATGATTTCTCAAATTGCTAATCATCACTGGACAATTCCCCGCGGTATCAAGCCGGCTTTATATGTTCCTAATCAGGAATTGAATTTTGGAGCGTAAATTATGTCGAAAATAGATTTACGACCATTGCTGGAGTATATACCGCCCGCGGCCTGTAGCTATGAAGAATGGATTAATGTAGGTATGGCGTTATGCCATGAGGGCTACAGCGTTGATGTGTGGGATGAATGGAGCCGAAAAGATCCGGAACGTTACCATGACGGTGAATGTCATAAAAAATGGCAGTCATTCAAGGGGAATCCGAATCCGGTTACAGGAGCGACGATTACTCAGATAGCAAAAGATTATGGATGGCAGCCGCATACAAAAGAAGACGGTAACAAAGTAATGGACTGGGATGATACGGTAACAGACAATGTCGTTATCGTTGATCAGCACTATGTACAGGAATCGGAAATTAAAGAGCCGGAACAATGGAATCCGGCAGATGAGATTATTCGGTATCTGGAAGCGCTCTTTGACCGATCCGATAAAGTTGGGATCGTTATGTCTTCATTCAGGCGGGACGATGGGAAATATTCCCCATCCGGTTCAGGTACGTATTCTTTAACAGCAGGAGAATATATTTCCCGTATCAAAAAGTACCAGAGAAACGGCTACAGTATAAAAGATATCATCGGATATGCTCTTGCGGATTACGATGAAAAAGCAGGTGCATGGATCCGTTTCAATCCTTTAGACGGCAAGGGTATTAAAAATGAAAATGTATCCAATTACAAATATGCTCTTGTAGAATCAGACACGCTCCCGCCGGGGAAGCAGAAATCTATTATAGAGGAATTGGAACTTCCGGTAGCAGCACTGGTGTATTCCGGAAATAAAAGTATTCATGCTATCGTACATATCGACGCAGCGTCACAGGAAGAATACCGACGCCGTGTAGATTATCTGTATAAAGTATGCCGGAAAAACGGTTTACCCGTAGATGGTGCGGACAGAAACCCGTCCCGTTTATCACGATTGCCTGGCATCATGAGAAATGGTAAAAAGCAGTTTCTCATGGCCACACACATCGGGAAGGAAGATTTCGAAAGCTGGAAAGAATGGATTGAAACTGTCAATGACGATTTGCCGGATCCCGAGGATTTGTCTGATGTGTGGAACAACATGCCTGATTTATCCCCGTCATTAATTGATGGTGTACTTCGGCAGGGGCATAAAATGCTCATTTCCGGGCCGTCAAAGGCAGGTAAATCCTTTGCTCTGATTGAACTTTGTATTGCTATTGCAGAAGGTACGCAATGGTGCGGTTTTCAATGCACGCAGGGACGCGTATTATATGTCAATTTGGAACTGGACAGGGCAAGTTGCCTGCATCGGTTTAAGGATGTCTATACGGCGCTGGATTTACGCCCTGATTACATTTCTAATATTGATGTGTGGAATCTGCGCGGAAAGTCGCTGCCGATGGATCAGCTTGCGCCGAAGTTAATCCGTCGCGCTCAGAAGAAGAATTATATCGCTATTGTTATCGACCCGATTTACAAGATTATTACGGGCGATGAAAACAGCGCCGACCAGATGGCGCGGTTCTGTAACCAGTTTGATAAGGTCTGTACGGAATTATCGGCTGCGGTAATCTATTGTCACCATCATTCAAAAGGCGGACAGGGAATGAAGCGGTCGATGGATCGTGCGTCCGGCTCCGGCGTATTTGCCCGCGACCCTGACGCAATCCTCGATATGATTCAGCTCTGCGTCAATAACGACAGCCGGCAAACTGTTTATGACAGGGAAGCAGATAAGGCTGCAGGGATAACGGTCAAGCCGACGGCATGGCGTATTGCAGGGACACTTCGTGAATTCCCAATGTTTGAGCCTGTCAATATGTGGTTTACGTATCCGATTCACAGGTTGGATGACACTGGAGTGCTGGCGATGGCAGCCGAGGAAGGCAGTCTTGAAGATGTACGCGCTAAGGGCCGTGAGGCAGGAAACAAAGCGAAAGCGAGACAGAAAGAAGACCGCATCTCACAGGTGGATACTGCTTATGAAAACCTGAGTATGGGCGGCAAGGAAATCGTTACGGTAAAAGATATGGCAGCATATTTAGATGTCTCAGAACAATCTGTACGGAATTACATTAAAGCGAATGGAAATTATGAATACGGAGAAGGGAAAATTTACACTAAAAAAACTTTCTAATATTCATTTAATATTGCAAAAAACCAGTTTATATATATAGGTTTTTGAGTATAGGAAAGTAAGGAGAAGGGTGTGGCGAGAAGCTACGCCACACACCCTTCTCCTTCCTACTTTCCTTGAAACTGGAATTTGGGCAGAAAGGCGTGTGATTGAAAATGAGAGAAATATTATTTCGTGGGAAATGTAGGAAGTCAGGAAGGTGGATTTATGGTGACTTGCTAAAGCATGGAGAAAATGATTATTCAATCTATGAAGAAGGAAAAGCGTATTCTATTCCTGTGAGAGAAGAAACCATTGGGCAATATATCGGCCTTAAAGATTATGATGGAAATCGGATTTTTGAGGGGGATATTATCAAAGTTTCAAGAAAATCAAAATGCGGGTTTGGTGACATTTATGGATTGGTTGTCGCTGAATGGGATTCGAAACAAAAAGTATTTGTATTATTGCCATCTGACGATTATTTTGAATTTAACGATATCAGGATAATTGCAGTCATAAATAATAAATACAACAATCCGGATTTATACAAAGAGGTAATAGCATGATTCGGTTTTTTATTCACATGAAGCTTCCGACAAAAACATTTCAGGCAAAGAAAATTACGGTACGAAATGGCAAGGCTGTTATTTACACACCGCCGGAACTCAAAGAAATTCAGAGTAAGTATATTGCGTATTTATCTAAACATGCACCGGAAAAACCATTGGAGGGTGCTGTGCAATTGTCTACGATATGGTGTTTCCCGGAGGATAAGCATCACACAAATGGAAACTATAAAACAACGAAACCGGATACTGACAATCTGGTGAAAATGCTTAAAGACTGCATGACGCAGTGCGGATTCTGGAAAGATGATGCGCAGGTGGCTGTAGAGCTTATTACCAAGCGATATAACGATATAGAGGGAATTTTGATTTGTGCAAAGGAGATTGGCATGAAATGATGTTCATATTAGGCTGTATGTTCGGTGCATGTGTAGGATTACTGCTTTGTGCTTTGTGTATAACGGCAGGGAAAGGAAAAGATGATGAAATTATATAAATTATTACGGGTAATTGTGCATCCTGTTTCTATGAGGAAATTTAAATTTGGCCTGCTTGAGCCGTCGATGTTTATACCGCTGATAATTATACAGGGGAACCACATTGTTTATAGTGGGTCGCCTATAAGGGTTGCAAGGTCACTGTTAAAACGTAAGGTTAATAAATTAGATTTGTTAACAACTACTAACGAACAGATTAGTGAAATGCAAGTTTACTGGAAGATAGAGCTTGCCGGAAAAATTTCACGAAAGTCACGAAAGTATAAGGATTGCAATGGCGGGGATGGTGCGAGATTATGAATAACGGAATGAAACCGGGCATTTTTCATAACCCGGATCCGACGTATGAAAAAACGGCAGTTAAATTGCATTTTGAATCAAAACGGGTACGCGGTGAAGTTGAAGCGTTTTTTGAAGAAATCCGACGCTGCAGGAAGCACATCGATTCGCTCAATCAATACCGCCAGCAATACGAGATGGATCTGTTTTCACTCAAAGGTTGTAGATACGATAAAGAGCCGGTAGACGGCGGTGTATCTTCTGATTTATCGGATATCGTGATTGCGTTCGAACAGAAGATGGCACAGGCGGAAGAACTGCGGATAAAAGAGCTCAACAGATATGGTGACATGATCACAAGAGGGTTCAAGCTGCTTGCTTTACTTTCCGATCCGGAGCAGAAGTCCATTATGATTGACAGGTATTTTATGAATATTTTATGGGAGAAAATTGCGTTAGAACATCATTATGTGAGAAGTCATTGTTATCGATTGAAAGATGAGGCGATAAAAGAAATTTCGCGAAAAATGAAACATGAGACATTATGAGACATTTAAAAGTGGTATTATGATAGTGTGAAAATATCGAGAGATACTTTCCTCCTCAATTTGAAAAGCACGTACTCTACCAAAGTGCGTGCTTTTCGTTTGTTTATCTAAAAGGCGGTGATTACTGTGGGCGCAAAAGGCAAGTATGCAAAATGGCTGCAGCCAGATAATCTTCTGCGCTTGCAGGCATGGGCGCGAGACGGTTTAAGCAATGAGCAAATTGCACATAATATCGGAATTAATCAAGATACATTGTATACATGGATTAAGAAGTACCCCGAATTTTCCGAGGCTTTATCGCGCGGGAAAGAAGTAACTGATATTGTTGCTGAAAATGCATTGTATCAAAAAGCTATCGGAATCAAAGAAACTATAATGAAACCGATAAAACTGAAACAGATTTTATACAAAAATGGAAAACGTATATCTGAAAAAGAATATATCAAGATGGTTCCGGAAGAGGTTTATGTACCGCCGGACGTGAAAGCACTTATTTTTTGGCTGACGAATCGGAAATCGGAATGGAGAGACAAGCAGGAAAAAGAATTATCCGGCAATATCGGAATTAATCTGGTGGTAGATGATGACATCAGTACAGACGATTAATCTTGTTAATGATATTATTCACCCGACAGCGAAACAACGAGAATTTATGCGGACAATTAAAGATAATACATACATTCTTTATGGCGGTGCAGCAGGTGGCGGGAAATCGTATATCTTACGATGGGAACTGGTTTATCTCTTAATTGGATGGTATAAACATCTGAAATTAAAAGGTATCCGTGTTGGGTTGTTTTGTGAAGATTATCCGGCACTGCGTGACCGGCAGCTGTCAAAGATCAAAATGGAGTTCCCGGAATGGCTTGGCAGTTACAAAGAGGCGACGCATGAATTTACATTGAATCCGGCTTTCGGGAACGGTGTGATATGTTTCAGGAATTTGGATAATCCGTCAAAATATTTATCATCAGAATTTGCGGCAATCGCGATTGACGAATTGACGCTGAATGAACAGACTGTTTTTGATTTTCTCCGCATGCGGCTTCGCTGGGTTGGCGTTGAGGACCCTAAGCTGATTGCAGGGACGAATCCCGGCGGTAAGGGTCATATGTGGGTCAGAAACCTATTCATTGACAGAAATATTCCGCCGGAAATGCGGGATTTCGCAAATAAAATTGCTTTTGTACAGGCACGGATTGATGATAATCCATACTTGCCAGCGGGATACAGTGACGCGCTTGATACGCTGCCGGATAAACTTAGAAAGGCATATCGTGAGGGCGACTGGAATATATTTGAGGGACAAGTTTTTGAAGAGTTCAGGACGGATATACACGTTGTTGAACCATTTGAAGTACCACCAAGCTGGCAGCGCGGCAGGTCAATGGACTGGGGATATAGCAAACCGTACGCGATTTACGAATATGCAGTAGATTATGACGGTATTGTCTATGTAATCAACGAATGGTATGGCTGTAAGCCGGGAACAGTTAACACGGGTACGCAAGAGACGGCGCGGGAAGTAGCGCAGAAGATTAAGCATTTGGGCAGTGAATTTGGTATTGCGGATCCGGCAATTTGGCAGAAAACAGGACATGACGGGCCGTCGATTGCAGAAGTATTTGCGGCGGAAGGCGTGCCGTGGTATCCGGCGGATAATGACAGATTGGCCGGGAAAATGCAGGTGCACTTACGGCTGAAAGAACGAAAGCTCAAGATATTCAAAACGTGTTATCACTTGATACGGACGCTGCCGGCATTGACATACGATAAGCACAAAGTCGAGGACGTGGATACACAGCAAGAAGACCACGCTTATGACAGTTTGCGGTATTTCTTGATGAGCCGTCCGATTCAGCCGGTGAAAGCGGAAAAGCCGTTTAATGATGGTTACAGATACGAAGATGCGGAAGGAGATGAACCGACGGCGTGGGGAGTGTAATGAGCGACAGGGCATTAAGAGATTATGCTTATAGAGTGCTTAAATCAGAGTACGGTGAACATATAGAGAACGGGATTTTAATTCCGGCAAAGAAAAGCGATGAAGAGCTGGCAGCGTTCGCAGCGCAGATGCCGGAATGGCAGCTTAGGCAGATGTATGGAATGATGTTTAAAGGAGAACTTGTCGAATGAGTTTTGATTTATCCGAAGCGCGAAATAATGTAAAAAAGGCACTGCAGCTAACAAGTGAATGGCGCAAAAGTGCAAAAGAAGATTATGATTTCATGCGCGGTAAACAGTGGACGGACGCGGACTTGAAAGTAATGAAACAGAAATCCCGCCCGGTTATTACAATTAACCGGATACGCCCTGTTATTAATTTGCTTTCAGGCTATGCGGCGCAGAATGAGACGGAACCTGATTTCCTGCCGCGCTCGGAAGAAGATGATCGGGTAGCGCGTGTGGCCAAAGGTATTACAAAGTACACTTTTGACAAGACGAATTATCAGAGCGTTAAGAAAAAGGCATTCAAAGACGCTATCATTTGTGGTGTCGGAAACTACTGGGTCAGTTATGAATTTGATTACGTCCGGATGGATGGTCGGATACAGATCAAAAACGTCAGCCCTTTTGATGTATTCGTTGATCCGGAATGCAAAGAAGATGATTTATCAGACGCTTTCTACTGCGGGCGTTATAGCTGGGAAAGTCCGGATAAATTGAAGCAAATATATGCGGACAAAGCAGATGAAATTGCCATGCTAACGCATAAATACGATGACAGCGAATTGGAGACGGTCGATACGGAGCCGCTCTGGTATTCGCGGGATTTAAAGAAATTAAGGGTCGTTCAATATTGGTACAAAGAGTACACGCGGAAGAAAATTTTCTCTGTAGATGGAATGATCGTCGATGAATCGCAGCCGGATTTATATTCGGCTTTTTTAATGTCCGGAGCGGAACCGGAAGAAATTCCGGTTACAAAAATCAGATATGCGACATTCTGTGGGGAAGTGCTGCTTGAAGAAGGCGAAAGTCCGTATAAGCACAATCAGTTCCCCCTTGTGCGGCAGTATTGCTACTTGTCGGGCTACGGTGAGGATGTGGATGACGGATTGGAACCGGCGGGGATTGTACGGGATTTAAAAGACGCACAGCGCGAACTCAACAAGAACCGCAGCCAGCGTATGCATATCGTCAATCAACAGTCGCTCGGTGTTCGTTTTTGGACTGGACCGCAGTTTGATGAAAAAGAAAAACGGGAAATTCGGAATCTGTCTACAACGCCGGGCGCAAACATCTTCCTGAAACCGGGTGTGACATTTACCGATGGACTTCCGTCTGCTCAATCCGTCAATAATATAGAGCTTGAAAACCGCTCAAGCAGTGATTTCTACACGATTTCAGGCATTACTCCGGAGAGCCTGTCGGGCAGTATTGGAGCGATGAGCGGTAAGGCGATTGATCTTCGGCAATCGGTTACTACTGTGCAGACGGCGGAAATATTCGACAAGGCAAAAGAAGCTGAGTTGCAGATTGTAAAACTCTTGTGGGGAGACACCTACGCGCCGGGATTGATTCCGCAGTTTTATAACAAAGATAAGGTTATGCGGATCCTCGGCGAAGACGGCAAAAAAGAGTTTGTGCGGATACAGCCGGGATTAGGTCAAGCCATGCAGGAACAGCAAGCGGTAGATCAGAACGGTATGCCGGTGACAGATGAAAACGGCGACCCGATAACTAAGGTACTGTATGATTTATCCGCTTTTGATTTCGACATTGTGATCACAACATCGCAGGCAAGCGCTACCGCACGGCGGGCGAATTTGTATCAGCTGCTTGAGGCGAAGAAAGCGGGTGTTGACATACCGATGGACATTATTCTTGATTTCATGGATTTCCCGGAAAAGGAAACCGTCAAGAAGCGGATGCAGCAGGTTGCCGAACAGCCGAAAATGCCGGACTTTAAAGTCAGCGCAAGCATTGAAGATTTACCGGCGGAAGCACTGTCAACGGCACTGCAGTCTATCGGCGTGAATATTTCACCGCAGCAGATTATGCAGGAAAGATTAGCACTGAAAGGGCGTGCAATCGCTCCGCCGGTGCAACCGCAAATTCCGATACAACAACCACAGCTATTAGGGCAGTAATGCCTTGATATATCGTCCTAAGCAACGACGTTAAAAGGCTTTTTTCTTTCGTCCGAAAAGAGACGGTAAACTACAAAAAATCATTCGACCGCCGACGTCGTTAAACCGGCAGAAGGAGATAATCATGGAAAACGAAACAATGCTGAACGCGGAAGATTTAGGGTTTGATGCAGAAGATTTGAAAGAAGCAGGTCTTGATAAACAGGAACCGACAACTCCAGCGGGTAATGATCCAAAGAAACCGGAAGACAATCCGGCAGACGGACAGCCGAAAACTGAACCTAATCCAGAATCAGAACTCAAAAAGGAAATCGAACCAAAAGAACCGGAAGACAATCCGGCAGGTGGCGATTTAAAGAAAGCGCTGGCAGAAGAAAGGGCTCGCAGAAAAGCGGCCGAAGAAGCGGCTAACACTTTGCGTTCACAGATGAGTATGTCACAAAAACCGGTATTATCTCCGGAAGATTTGAATCAAATTCGCAGTTATGCGCAGCAGGAAGCCGCAAGGCGGCTTAAGATTGACGACGCGTCTGATTTGATGTTCACCGATGCACAAAAGTATCAGGAACTTCTTCATGAACAGGCACGGATTGAATATCAGATGACACGCCAGCAGGAAGAGCGGCAGGAAACCTATCAAAAAAATGTAGCGTTTATCGGTGAGCTTAAAGCAATGCCAAATATCGGCGAGCTGTGGCAGAAAGGCGCTGAAATGCTGGACGGCATGACGCGAAAAGATGCTGCTCCGATTGATGCGGCATTCAACCGTGTTGATCATGGGGTAGGTACGGATGCAGACTTCAAAGTTATTCGTGATTTTGCTGAAAAAGTAAAATCGGCGATGGCCGCACCTGTGCAAAATCCGCTTGAAACGGCTAAAACATTGCCAAAAGCAAGCGCGTTAAACGGCAGTGCTCCGACCGGCGCGAAACTGTCTGAGGAAGAAATCCTCAAATATGTGGAAGAGGATCGTGAAAGTGAGCTGCCGGCGGAAATCAGAAAGCAGATTGATGACCTCTGCGGTGATTAATTATTTTACAAAAAGGAGAATGAAATATGGCACATGAATTTAAAATTCCTGAAAAATTAGTTCCTAAGCTCTGGACGAAAAAGGTATGGAGAGAAGGTTTAAAAGCTTCTTATTTTGATAAGTTTACGTCTACTAATGGGAGTAATGTTGTTCATACGAATAAAGATCTAAAACAGGCTAAAGGCGATGAAGTAAACTTTGGACTGGCAATGAATCTTAAAGGTAACGGCGTTTCCGGGAATAACACACTCAAAGGTAATGAAGAAGAAATGCAGATGTATGATTTCAGCGTAAAGACTGCTTTGGTCAGAAACGCAGTTACGCGTTTTGAGGCGGATGACCAGAAATCTCCGTACGAAAATTTGCCTCTTATCAAGGGGGTATTGGTGCAGTGGCTGTCTGACTGGAAAGATAACAAGCTGATTTCCGCATTGACCGCCAATCCGACAACCGGTGAACGTCTTATTGCGTCTACGGCAGGAACAGAGGTTTCTTTAACGGCTAATGACAAGCTGACCTGTGCGGTAATCGGCCGCGCAAAACGCAAGGCTAAAATGCATGAACCGACAGTGAAACCGCTTAAGATTGACGGACAGGAGAAATACATCATGCTTGTCGGCACATGGGCAGCGCGTGACTTGAAAGCAGATCCGGTATGGCAGGCAGCACAGCAGAACGCGGCAATCCGCGGCAGCAAAAACCCGATTTTCACCGGAGCGCTCGGCGAATATGACGGCGTCGTTCTGTATGAATATGAACGTGTCATGAATACGAAAACCGGTGCGTCTTCTGCAAACGTTGTGCATAATTTGCTTTTAGGTCAGCAGGCGGCATGCTTTGCGGTCGCTCGTGAAGCCCGATTCATTAAGGATGAGGATGATTACGGCAATGTACAGGGGAACGGTATCGCGTTCTTCGGCGGCATTGAAAAATCCATCTACAACAGCAAAGATTATGGTGTGATTCAGGTCATGACCGGCGGTGCTGTAGAGTAATTTCAATGGAGATAAGGTGAGGGCTGTAAAAAGCCCTCTTTCCTTTTCTTAAGGAGTAACCATGACAGTAAGAGATTTGATTAACCGTGCGTATATGCAAGTGGGCGATACGTCGCAGGTGAACTATACGCCGTATCAGTTTCTGGAGTTTTATAACGAAGGCAATCATATTCTGCATAAGCTTATAGCGCGGTATATTCCGGATATCTTGTATGTGTCAGAACAAGGTATTCCGAACAGACCGACGATTGCGCTTTCTTCTTTCGCACTGCAGATTGTATCAGTAAAGGATATGTATGGTCATCCCGCTGATTACACGATGGAAGACCACAAAATCATTACTGCGAAGAGTGCGGCACAAAGAGGACTGACCGTCGTATATATCCCATCTGCAGATTACAAAGAAATGGATGATGAAAGCGGTTATCCGGCAGAAATAGAAAGTCTTCTGGTGAATTACATGGTAGCGCGGATCCTGAAAGCGGATTTATCGTTTGTTTCCGGATGGGAAGATACGATTTCAGAAATGGCGCGGCAGATGAACGATGAAAGTGGGTTTATAGCGAGGGGGTACTGGCCGTATGACTGCAGGCGAACTGATTACGATGATTAATCTGGATACAAATGAAATTTTAGATGACAGTGCGGAATACATCCCCTATATTAACGCGGCTATTGATTATCTCGTGATGATTTTGGTCCCGATGAAAGACAGAGAAGTTGTAAAAAGTATGGACATTAACGACAATAATCCGGTACCCGGTAATTTTACAGCGTTTATTCCGGCGGCGGGTTATCCTGTCCGCATTGTGAATGGGTCTTTCCAGACGTACGGTGGAAAGACTGTCAATGATGTATTTTACGCTGTGAAAAAGCCGCATATATCGGATAAAACTGATTCGATTCCATTCAGCGAAATCTTTCATTTCGTGCTTGTGCAGCTGGTCTCATTTCTTGTCAAAAAGAAATCTTTAATGCTGGATTATGCCAGTGCAGATAAAGCGTTTATTGCTGATTTAACAACGGCAATCCAAGCGGCAAGAGGGCGATAATATGGGGGAGCGTTTTTTTGCCTCAACAAACGGATTTCATCTGGGATTAGATTGGAGCAAGCCGGCAGAGAGTATTGATTTGCAGAGTTTAACGCAGGCGATTAACTGTGAATACAGTCCGACAGACGGTGCGCTTCAAACGGTGCCCGGCGTAAGAACAGTTTATACACATACAGCGAATATCGAAAGTCTGTATTATGACAATTACCGCAAGCAGTATTATTTTTCCTGCGGCCGTGATTTGTACAAAACAGTCGATTTTGTAACGGTCTCAAAACTTGGGACTCTGACGGGTAACAGCATTCCGAAGTATCATGCTTTTGACCATGATATATTGATTGCTTCCGGCGATAAGCTGCAGGCTATTTCTGGTGCAGGCGTATTGTCTACTGTGGACGAAAGTCCGACTTGCGAATTTGTGAGCAGCCATTCCGGCTCCGTCATGGTAGCGTCAATTTATGGACACCGTATCACGTGGTCGGCTGTTGGCGATTATAAATCGTGGAAAACGAATACAAATGATGCTTCTTCTGCGCAATATGTAGAAGTGGGCTATAAAGATCCCGGCTGTATCGTATCTATAGATTTCTTGTCAAAGGCAATCATTGTATATAAAGAATACGGTAGGGCATATCAAGTTGTGGGTAATCCACACGAGAAGACACTTGCTGTTTATCCTCTTTCCGAAACGGCTTTGTGCTGCGGCAGTTCAATCAGCATTGATGACCGAAGTTATTATTTAGGCGATGCGGGGCTGATGAGTTTTGTTCCGACAAATACGTATGCGAATATTCAGCCGTCCGAAGTGGGTCTTAATATCAATGCGCAGCTGACAACGATTACATCGGAACAAGCCCGAATGTGGCATGTTCCCGGAAGAAAACAGCTGTGGATTAAACCGGGGAAAAATCAGGATATATTTATCTATCATTATCTGCCGCGGTATGAAGATGGCCGTGGCATTTTCACGTCAAGGTCTTTCGTTCATGATCTGCATGACGTACTGACGGTCGGCAAGGATGTCTATATTGCATATGGCAACAAAATAGGGGTTCTGGATGCCGGCATAGATACTGATGACGGAGAGCAGATTACGACGTCGATTGTTTCAGGGAACAGATTGGCGCAAAGACTGTTCTTACTGCTATTCTCTTATAATTTCGTATCAAGCAACCGTATCGAAGGTTATGGCAGTATTACGATTAGCGATAAACGGACAAAACCTGTTACATTCAAGGCGGCCGGTACAAAGTTATACTATGCGAATGAAAAATTGATTAACGCAACCGGCAGGCTGAATAGCAATAAGTATACGAAAGTAAATAAGATTGGCGGCGGAGCTAACCGCCATCTGCAGATAAAAATATTTGTCGCCAAGGGCGCTATCGCTTTGCGGCAGTTTGATTATACTTACGAGGAGGTTTAAATGCCTTATACGGAAAAATATCCTTTAAATCCGACGCCGCAAGGTGACAGCACAAAAGATGCCGTACTGAAAAACCGGGAAGAAATCAAGACAATCGGGAATGCGCTTTCTGCGCAATCAAAAGGCGGCGGAAGCGGTCTCCGACAGCGTATTTTATACGGGAAAAACAGCGGCGGGAAGTATAGCTTCCTTTCCGGCGATGGATTGTCGGTCATTATTGACGGAAGTATGACACCTGTAATTTTAACGCTGGCGGACGGTTTCGACGAAAACGGCGCGAAAGATTATGTAGAAACGATTAATAAGAAGATCAGTGCATGGACGTTGCCAATTAATGCAACAAATTATCTGTTTGTAGAACGAAATAATGTGGGTGCTTTGTCTTACGGAAGCGTAACAACAAAACCAGTATTTTCTGCTTCTTTGCCATCCGGCGTCGCAACAAATACTCATGTGTTCAACACACTTGAGCAGAAGATGTACATGTATAACGGTACAGAATGGAAAAATGTCGTAAGAGTTTTTGCTGCAGCGGTAACGACGAATGCAACCGGCGTAACAAAGATTGAGTATATGGATAATGCGGCAGCGGTAGAAATGACAGCGGCTGAAAAGGAAAAGCTATCTGGCATTGAAGACAAAGCGGAAGTTAATCAAAACGCATTTTCTAAAGTAAAAATCGGTGATAAAGAACTTGTTGCGGCAGTGAAACAGGCTGTCCTTGAATTAATCGCCGGGGATAACATTAAAATTACTCCGGATGCAGATGGTTCGAAAATAACGATAGATGTTGTAAACAAAAAAGAAATATTTGATCCCGATAATTACTACACTAAGGACAAGGCAGACGAACGTTATTATCATGAAGGTGTACCCCTGCCAGTAATGTATGATAACGAAGTCAATTTTGTGGGAAATAAAGAAACCATACAGTTCGGCTTTCGTGACCACAATATTAACACATATCGGTTTGGCAACGGCACGCAAGGCGGATTAGCTGATATCACCGCAAAGGCATTTGGAGGCAATTTATGTTCCGGTACTTTTAATGGTACGCAACAAATGAACGACTGGTTGCGTCAGCACTATAAAGATGATAACGTTTATGCTTGTCTTGCACACCGCGCCAATGAAATTGTAATTAACGGCAATAAGCAATGGGGAACTGTTTTAATGAGCGCTTATCCAGCACATGACGGACGAGCATTAATAACACAGCTGTTTTTTGCTAATTCTAACGGCTTGTTTTATCGCTATTTGAATACACCAGATGAGATAGATAATACAAATAATTGGTATCAGATTGTGGGCACAAACAATGAGAATAAGCTGAAGATTGGCAACAATTACATATGGTTTGCGTGAGGTGGTGTTCATGAGTGTTTTTAAACATTTATGTTATCAGAAAGAGAACGGGGAAACAGGACAGTGTGATGTATATGATGACCAGAACGAATGTCCAGACCCGCGAACGTATGTCAATGTAGACGGAAGAGATGGCTATGTAAAACTGGGGGAGTTTAATGACCCGCAGGCAAGTCCTTTACAGTGTTATATAGCCAGTGCAGGCCGGGAATTTGCGATTTTAAAAGTAGCAATCCCCACCGGCAGTTTTACAGTGCAAAATCATAATGATGCGTCTTATGACTGGACATGTCCTCGATTGATTACGAAAATAAAATGTACCTCGGCGGGAGAATGGGATAAATATGTAAATGTTACTCCGGGCACAGTTTATACATTTAGAAGAGATGCTAAAGGCATCGGAAAAGCTTATTGGAAGGTATACGTTGGGAATGATTTTCTTGTTTCTTTGTTTAGAGGAAATGCCCCGCTTATCGTTTCATGGTCAGCTGATATTAATAATGCATGAACAAGATAGGATGATGAGGTGAATTGAAATTATCAAGTTTACGGGAAATGATAAAAGATTATGAACGTATCACTGGAGAATCTATCAGCTTTGAAGGGTTCTTTTTTGATGATGATCTTCATGATAAACAGGGAACGCATTTCAAGTTTTTTCCGAATGCCGGATTTCTCTTCTGGCAGTTGATTAAGCATGAGAGAATCGTTTATTTCCAGATTCTTGAAACATACGGCAAGTTTCACAAAATGGTTGATTACATCAGAGAGGTGATGGTCCTTAATGGGGTAAAAGATATCGTGACAATGACGACGCGCAATCCGAAAGCACATATACGCCGATGGAAGATGATTCACCATCCGGAACAAGATTATGACTACGAGGGGCGTCATTACTATGTGCTGACTGGCACAATTGAGAATTTACATTAGAAAGGAGATTGCATGCTATTATTTGATTTACAGCTGTTCGGGAAAAAGGGGACAAAGATAACGACAACACCGGCGCAAGTACCCCAGATGTCCGATGAGGAAAAAGGGCTGCTTGGCGAACAGCTGAAATGGGCACAGACTACACAGCCGGTGGCACAAAACCTGCTGAATATGGCTAATCAAGCATTAAGCAGCCAGCAAGTTACGCCGAATCCCAACTGGCAAACATTGTATGATCGGGCGCAAAATCAGACGGCGGCCAATAATCAGCTGGTACAGGGACTGATTCCACAGGTAAATGCAAATACAGACGCCAATGCAGCGGCTAACAACCGTTTCTCTGGGCTGCTGGGGAATGCTATTCAGTCTATGACACAGGGGAATAAAGAACTGGCGTCCGAATACAATACGGCCATGCAGAATAATAATACTGCTATGCAAGGATTGTTAAACGGTGTGCTGCCATCTTCTTATGCGGAGAATCGACAAAAGGCATTACAAGCTGATTTAACGAATACAGTCGGGAGTACATTGTCCGGACTGGCCAGCCGGGGAATTATCAATTCTTCACAAGCGGACAGCGCATTCAATGATATTTCCCGAAATGCATCTAATACGCTGGCTGCACAGTACGGAAATGATATGCAGACAGCCGCGGGGCTTGCCGGACAAGCTTATAACAGTCAATTGGCGGGCATTAACGGTAAGGCGGGGCTATTGGGTGATATATTCAGGAACCAGCTTTCCGGCTACGGGCAGCAGGCTGACTTGGCAAATACGAATTTCAACAACAGACAGCAAGGGATTTCAACGCTGTCACAGCTGGCGAATCAGTCGCAGCAGATGGCAACGGATCCGATTAAAACAGCGGCAACGGCGCAGGAAGCGGCGACCAACACGCCGATGAAATATTTAGCGATGGCGACAGGACAGAATGCACCAACGCAAGGGTTATTATCTCAATTATCACAGCAGCGGTATTCAGTAGCTTCTCCCGCGCAGACGGTTGTTCGTCAAGGGAGCGGCGGATTTTTTGGAGGTCTTATGAGCGGATTAGGAAGTTATTTTGCATGTTTTACAGCAGGAACAGAAATTTCAACACCGGAAGGTGCCGTTGCCATTGAACAGATGGCATTTGGTGATCAGGTTATTTCTCTTGACACGGTGAATGAAGTCACAGAACTTCATGACATGGGTGAGGCAGATATTTATGAACTGCGCACGCCATCCTGCACAGTAGAAACTACGCAGACAGAAGTATTTATGACGCCTGACGGAAAGAAACCTTTAACCGAACTTTCCGAAGGTGAGAGTGTCATGACGGTAAACGGATTTGAACCGATTACATCAATTGTAGAAACCGGTCGAAAAGAAAAGGTTTATGAACTGGAATTGACCGGTGACAATATGTTCTATGCAAACGGTATCTTGGCGGAAGGCTTGACAGAAGCTGACAAAGCGGGTAATGACCCGGATGGAGACATTATTCCTGCAGAACAGAAAACAGAAGATTCTGCAGAAGAACCTATGCAGGAAATGGAAACATCCAGAGAAGAGACAACGGATGAAACAGAAGAAAAGCCGGCAGCTAAGAAGCCGGCAACAAGAAGAAAGACGGTTGCTAAGAAAGCGGGTAAATAATCATGAGTGTTATCTATGTACAGGATAAATCACCATGGGATCAGATTGGGAATCTGGCGGGACTGTGGGCGGCAAACCGTCTGCAGAAGATACAGGATACCCGCAATGCTAAAGATTATGCAACAAGAGTATTCGGGGGCTATCAAGAGGAACAGTCCCCGGGACTTTTGTCTCAATTGACACAGCCGCAGACCCCGCAGATGGGCAGTGGCCTTTTTGCACAGGACGGTCTTGAAAAAGCAATGCCTCATTTCAAGATTAACACTACCGGCACACAGCCTTTGCAGTCTTCGGTTCCGGCGTGGCAGGACGCATTAGAACAGGCAGCTCCCCATTATCAATTAAATACGCAGCAGGGACAGACGCAAACACAAACGCAGCCAAGTGCGCCTGACAGGCGCCAAATTAAGCAGTCGCTTAGAAATAAAGCCGGGGCGGCGTATGTCAGCTTCATCAAGAGCGGCTATGGACAACAGGAAGCAGCACGCATGGCAAAGGAAATGCTTGAAAATGATACAGCAGAAGAATATGGTAAGCAGCTTAGCGCCTATCAGGACAGCGTTCTTGAGCCGGCAAGACAGGATATTCTGAATCAGCTTGTCTATATCACGGATAAAGACGGGAATGCGACAGTCAGCGGTTATGATCCGAAAAAGCTTAAGGCAATGGCGCCGCGGATTGCCGCTTATAATTACCGTGCTCAGCAGCTGGGGCTTCCACAGATTGATATGAATATGCTAAATAACATCAACGCGTTGGATAAGCCGAATATTTCTTATAAGACAATGCCAAATGGCCAGCTTGTAGGAATCAATGGCGATACAGGAGCTGTCCAGCAGATGGGGAATTATGCACCGCCGCAAGATCCGCGACGTTTTTATGTGAATACCGGCGGCGGATTATTTGATGTCAGAAGCGGGCAGGTTGTTCCTGGCACAGCAAGAGAAGTACAGGGTCCGGGAACAAGCGGATACAATTCACAAATTGTTTCACAGCTAAGTCACTTGCAGCAGATGTACGAGAAGCAACATATGTACGATGATGATTTCGATCCCGCAAAATCTCCTTATTATGCACAGCTGCAACAGGTTTTAGGCTTGCAGCAGCACGGACAGCCGGGAGATGTAACAGGCGGGCAGAAACAGCTTGTGAATGATGAGCAAGGGCTTAGCAATAAGATCATGGAAATGCGGCAGCATATGTCCAAAGAAGAGGTACAGCAGGCATTACGAAATGAAGGACTCGGTTTCTATGCAGCATGGGTACCGTAAAGAGGTAAAATATGGGTTATTTTGATGAATTTCAGCGCGCTGGCGGTAATACTGGCGGTGAAAGATATTTTGATGAATTCAAGAATCAGCCGCCGCAGGATTCGTCTTTGCTTGATAAGGCCAAAGGCTTTTTGAACAGCATCGATGACGCTTATGAAGAAGGGCGTGCGGCACGCAAAGCACAATGGGAGAAGACAAAATCCAATGTATGGAATACTCTTTCTGATTACGCGGCTAATGCCGGCAAAGCCATAGAAAATTATGGCAATGAAATTACGGCGGCCGGAAAGCGTGCCATGGAAGCCTACAATAATGGAGAATCTATCAATATGGAAGATCCGACGCAAGGCTTTGAAGGCGAAAATTACAACCGGGCGAAAATGAACGTCTACAATGAACTGGTAGGCAAACCTGCCGGATACGCTGCCATCACACCAGGTATGCCCGGCATTGTCCGCATGGCAGGCGGTGCTTTAGCTGTCCCGACTCTTGTCGATTCTACGATGCAGACTTATGACCAGAACATTGCAAATGACGACGGCACGCCTGTTATCAGCACGGCAAAAGAGGCACTTTTAGATCCTGTTATTAATCCGGTTAAAGAAGCGGTTACACATCCGGGAGCATATGCACAGAGTCTTGCGGATAATCCGACCGAATTGTGGGATAAAGTGTTCTTACCGGGCGCGGTCATTCACGGAGCGGCAAAAGGCATAAAAAAAGCAACGCCGAAAAGTATCAGCGAGCCTATCCGCGAGCATGTGACGGAACCGTTTAATGAACATGTTATTGATCCGGTAAAGAGCGGCCTTGCCAATGCGAAAGGGCGCTTTTTTGATTCTTTTAAACGTGGCGGGGAGACAGGTTTTGACGATTTAGCCCGTGATACAGAGATGGGCACGCAGTCACTTAAAGAAACAAACCTGCCGCCCGAATACGGCGAGACAGGAGATATAAAAACAGATGTTTACAACCGTCTCCGCCAGAACGGATTTACTGATTCCGAAGCGGCGGGGATTACCGGAAACATTGCGCAAGAATCCATGTTTGATACAGAAGCACTTTCACGAGATGGATATAATTCCCACGGGCTGGTGCAGTGGACAGGCGATAGAAAGGCACATTTAGAGCAATTTGCCCGGGAACACGGACTGGATCCCAAAGATTGGCGTACACAGGTAGATTTTATCTCCGAAGAGATGAATACTACAGAACGGGCGGCTTTTGAAGCACTCCGCAAAAATCCGAATATCACTCCGGAAGAAGCGGCGCATATTGTCCGCGAACAGTATGAACGTCCGGATCCGGCAGTGGCCAATGACGCATACCGCCAGCAGGTAGCCAGAGAAGTCTATGATGGCCGCAGTGTCCGTCCGATGCAGCGTCCCATGCAGAACGGGCTCAATGATTTTGCGGAAGATGTGAAACAAGCCGCGCCGGAAGAAGCAAATTTAAATTTCATGAAGGATCCGGTGAAAGATATTACGCCGGAAGAATTATCCGATCATATCAAAAATGGAACTATTCCTAAGGAAGTATTCCGTACATATGACGAAACGGAATATAGCGCATTCAAAGATTTACCGGAAAAACAGAAATTTGAATATGCACGTCAGGAAACGCTTAAACTTGCTGACGGAATAGACGATCCGATGGGAGAAAAAGTAAGAGTTATTTTTGACAAAGAAAACAAAAATGCAGTAGATGACGCAGTTAAAGCTTTCACTTCCGGACATGGCGAAAATATGTCTATTTCTGATAGCCGTGCATTTGCAACTGGGTTGATAAAAGATACTGTTCAAAATCCGGATTTTATTCTTAAGCAAAAGAACGGAAGAAAACTCTATGTGAATCTATGGCGCGGAAAAGATAATTTATTACATCAAATAGCGGTCAGTATGGACAAAACCGATAAAGGGAAAATCATCTCTTCAAGTACGGCTATGGATAAGCCCAGACATCGCAACAACGCTATTAACCAGCTTTCAAGGGATATAAAAAACGCCGACGAATTAATTTACGTCGGCGAAAATATTCGAGGTCGTCAGTCAGGGTATCCTCTGCAACCCTCCAGTGATAGGGTTTCAACGCTGGATACTCAGCTCCACCCATCTGGCAACTCTATTGTAGCAGAAGAAGCAGGAAAAGTAAAATTGCCGGGTGATGAACGATCATTTATGGCAAGACCGCTTGAGGAGGCGGCCGGTAATGACTTGACCACTTGGCAGGGAGAGACGATTTCACGCAAGCAGATTCTTGACGATGTAAATAGTATTTTCGGTGCTACTATCAAGAAGGGGCGTGTCGGCAAGAAGGGCACTAACGGCTGGTATAACCCTAAAACGGATATTATACGAACAAGAACATTCGGGGATCCTCGAACTGTTATGCATGAACTTGGCCACTATGTGGATGCAAGGTTTAAATTCAGCAATCGTCCCGGTTTTGATACGGAATTTTCTAATGTTATCCATAAACGTTTCGGAAATGCCTATAACAAGGGTGGGATAGAAACCATCCGCAAAGAAGGAATTGCTGAATTTTTCCATGATTACGTTACCAGCCGCAAGAAAGCGGCTTCTGAATTTCCTACATTTTATAAAGAATTTAAACAGATACTGGAAGGTGATAAAGACCTGCATGCGGCAGTGGATAAATTGTCTTATGTCGGACATCAGTGGTATGCGCAGCCGGTCTGGGAACGGATGAAAGGGTCTGTTTCTTTTGGCGGTAAAGAAAATCTGCTGCAGAAAACATTGAATTTCTTTAAGGATTCTAAGGAAGTCGCACGGAAAGTTTATCATGAGCCGTATACTACAATGGTTGATGAGCTTCATCCGTTAGAAGAACTTATCGATGAAGTAGAAAAACGTATTGGAAGAAAGCTGAGTGTAGAAGAAAACGCATTCAAACAGGCGTGGCTTGCGCGCGGTTGGGCAGGTAAAGCAGAAGCCCTTCTGCAGAATGGTTCGCCTAAGCATAGAATCCCCGCTTTTAAAGAGATTATCCGAAAAATCCCGGATAATCAGCTGAAAGATTTTTCTACATATCTGACCGCATTACGCGAATTGGATATGAACCAATGGAATACATTCTTACCACGAGATGAGACACCGCTGATTACGAGATTTACAAAATCAGAATGTTTTGACGTCATCAAGCATTATGAGAAGAATCCTGTTTTCGCGAAAGCCGCTACGGAAATCCACAGATATAATGATTTCCTGCTTGCAAATGCTGTAGATGCCGGTATGTTATCGGTAAAGGCTGCAATGGCCATGAAGAATAAATATCCTCATTATGTACCGTTCTTCCGTGAATTTTATGAAGCTGCAGAAGCACAAAGGAATGGAACAGGAAAAGGATTTGCTAATGTGGGGGCTGTCACAAAGAAAATGCGCGGCAGCACTTTAGATGTAGTAGACCCACTGGAAGGAATAATTCGGAATACTTTCTCAATAATGAGTGCCATCGAACGGAATAAAGTCGGACAATCTATCGTGAAACTGGCTAATGTTGATGGCATGGGAGCATTGATTGAAAAAGTGTCCGGTGCGGCAAAGGTGACGGATCATAGTTTCAGTGTGTGGAGAAACGGAAAGAAAGTCGTTTATAACACGACACCGGAATTGTATCAGGCATTTAAAATGTTGAATCCGGAAGGTGCAAACATGTTTACGAAGCTTCTTTCTTATCCGGCAAAATGGCTTCGTGCCGGGGCGACGTTAGGGCCCGAATTTATCTTGCGAAATCCTGTCCGCGACATGATTTCTGCTACGATCTACTCTAAACATGGATTTATCCCCGTTGTAGATACTCTTAAAGGCTTAGGTCTGTATCTGCAGAAAGGTGAAACTTACTGGGAATACATGCGGTCAGGTGCGGCACAGGCTAATCTTGTTTCTCTTGATAGGAATTACCTTTCCGGGCAAATGAGAGATCTCTTGCAGCGGCCAAGCGTCAAAAAGATGATTACTACCAATCCGATTGAAGTACTTCGCGGATTATCCGAAGCCACGGAAATGGCTACACGCTTGGCAGAATTTCATAATGTGCGAAAAGGGTATACGGGCATCGGAAATCGGCTGTTCAGCAGAAAGCGAAATCCGGGCAGTATTCAGGAAGCGGCGCTTGAAAGCCGTGATGTGACGCTGGACTTTTCACGAATAGGTTCTCACACAAAATCACTGAACAAGACGATTGCCTTTTTCAATGCGGCTATTCAGGGAACGGATAAGATGTTCCGTGAATGGAAAGTGAATCCGATGGATATGACAGTAAAAACGGCCATGTGGATTACTTTGCCGTCAGTCCTGCTCTGGGAACTCAACAAGGACGATCCACGGTATCAGGAACTGCCGCAGTGGCAGAAGGATATTTTCTGGATTATTCCGACAAAAGATACACTGATTAAAATCCCCAAACCCTTTGAACTGGGAATTCTTTTCGGTACCGTTCCGGAACGTATGCTGCAGTGGGATTATGACAAAAAAAGGAAACAAAAGGGAGCAGGATTCAAAGGCCTTGCCGGCTCTGTACTTGATTCTATGGCTCCATCCTTCCTGCCGACTGCATTAGTGCCGGCTATTGAAGCAATGACCAATCATTCAATCTTTATGGGGCGCGATATTGTACCGCAAAGCCAGCAGAATACAATTCCTGAATTGCAGTATGGCCCTTACACATCAGCAGTTGGCCGAGAAATAGGGGAAACGTTCGGTATTTCTCCCCGCAAAGTAGATAATACCATCCGCGGATATGGCGGCAGTCTTGCCGGACTGGGATTGACACTTACAGACGGAGTGGCAGGACTGGATGAAACACGGCCGGCAAAACGATTTTCCGAACAGCCGGGTATTCGCGGATTTACCGCCACACCTTATTCCAGCAGTGAAAGTGTACAGGAAGTTTATGATGCCTATGATAAGCAGTTGAAATTATTTAATGCGGGACGGGAACTGCATAAACGGATGGATGGATTCGATCCGCGGGAATTTGAACAGATGAAGAATGCCGTGAAAGCTTTTCAAAATATTAACCGTGCAAGAAAGGCAGTCATGAAAAGTGATTTATCCAGTGATGCTAAACGAAAGAGGCTGGATGAAATACAAATGTCACAGGTCAGAATTGCAAGAAGAGCCTTAAGAAAGGAGAATATTCGTTGAGTATGGGGGATATAAATCCGGAAGCATTAGAGCGAATCGTCAGAATTGAGACAAAATTAGACATGCTTGTTGAAATGCTTCCTGAAATACAACGACTGCAAGTAGCGCATGAAAGAGCGGAACAAAGCGCTAAATCGGCACACCATAGGATCGATAATATCTATAAAGTAGCTGGTTTGATTTCCACCATCATTTCCGTAGTAATTGCATTAATAGGAAAGGTGATGTAATGTTTGAGAAAATCAAAAAACTGTGGATGCGGTATGTGCCACGTATTTCAAGGCGTGCGAACACGTCTTTGAAAGTGGTATATCTTTACGGAGCTGGACTTCTGATTCTGTTTTTTATGGTTCTCTTCTCGTGGCTTCATGATTTTTACCGAACAGGCACAGCTAATACGGCACAATTAATTACATTTTTCAAAGAGTATGCAGCTCCGGCGGTGGTCGGGGCTGTTACTTTTATATCAATTTTTTCGGTTAATAAAAACCGGAACGGTGATTCTGACGCGGCAGAGAAAGGAGCGGCAAATAATGAAGGGAATAGACGTATCTGAAAACAATGGAGTGGTGGATTGGGGTGCTGTAAAAGCGGCAGGCTTTGAATTTGCCATCATCCGTATTGGTTACGGGAAAGGACATCTTGACAGCCAATTTTATGACAATGTAAACGGCGCGTTAAAAGCAGGAATGAAAATCGGCATTTACCATTATTCTTATGCATTATCTGACGATGTGGCAGGTATCGAGGCGGATTTTGTTATTCAGACGCTTGAAGAGTGCGGATTGACTACAGATAAATTGCCGATGGGCGTATGGTTCGACATGGAAGATGGGGATGGTTACAAAGAACGTCATGGCATGCCGGATAATCAGGAACTGACAAACATCTGCAACGTCTTCATTAATCGCTTGTGGGATGCGGGCTATAAATATGTGGGACTGTATTCTTGTTATGATTGGCTGGTGAATATTCTGGATGTTGATCAGCTGGGCGGATGTGCAATATGGTGTGCGCAGTTTGATTCAAAATGCGATTATCCGGGTGCCCATATTTGGCAGTACACGAAATCAGAAAATATCGAGGGAAAATTGTTTGATGCGGATGTTGTGATGGAGGTATAAAAATGAACTATCAGGAAAAAGCAAAACAGATCGTTATCGATTACTACAATGAACATGTAGAGATAACAGATAATAAAAAACTGAAAGAAAGTGAAGTTTTTATCGTATGGTTTAGTAAAACATTGCAGAACTGGAAAGCGTTGGTAAGCACAACAATATCCGATGGAATGTATTACGAAGTCACATACAACGGAGACAAAAAAGAAACATATCTTGATTCTTACAGGAAATGGGAAAATGTTTGCGTAAAAGATGAGGAGGACTGATAATGTGTACAATTTTGTCAAAATACATTACAAAAGTATTATTTTGTGCATTCTTGTTATTTTCTCCATCGTTTTTATTGCAAGCCGAGGAGACTACGGAATACATCACAATGACAGTCCAAGAATGGAACGACTTCAAAACGGACTGGACAGAGCAGATGACAGAATTAGCGATGCTGAAACAGAACTTGAGCATGTTGACGCTGAACTCGAACGAGCAACGGGAACAAGCCGAGAGGTTACTCAAGAAATGCAACAGCTTAGAAATGGAATTGGGCAGAATCAAGATATCATTAAACAGTGCGAAGATCTCATTGGCAGAAGCGAAGAAAGAAATCAACGAGTGCAAGAAAGAATTAGAATTGTTGAAGAAAGAAATCGACGAGTTGAAGCACAAATTGAGACTGGCAAAAAGACAACGTGACGCATGGGCAATAGGAACACCATTGGCATTTATAGCAGGATTCCTTGTTGCGAGAAATTAGTTTTATTACTACTCAAGGAGGATTATATGAGATGGTTTTTATATGCACCGCTACAATTACTCATTATGATAATTTGTTATATCACAAATCCTATTGTAGTATTGTTTGCCGATGAAAACGGTGAGCTCCCTGGATTGTTTTGTCTTTGGCAAACATTTGATGATTCATGCGATAGCGAAGACTGCGTGACAAAATATGTACCAGACTGGATGCGGTATGATTTCTATAAATACTACTGGGCGGAGAAACGATATGATCCGAACTATGGACGGGTTATGAAAAGATCAATTAACATTGCGTCGCTGCCGTTAATCGATAAATTGAAGCGGTATTGCTGCCGTTTATTCTGGCTGTCAAGAAACTGCGCTTATGGTTTTGCACTGGACTGGTTCGGGGCAACAATTAATCCAGATGGTGTTGTGGTTATTGATGACTACAACGTGGGAGAATTCGAAAGAAACATACTTGTCACGCGAGATTTAAAATACTGGAAAATATATAATTCTATGCGAATTCTGAACACGAATTACCGATGGAAAATATATTTAGGATGGAAAATTCATAACGTGCAAAGTATACATAGAGCAATGCTGGCATTTCGGATATGGTTCTGTAAAGCAAATTAAAAGACAGGGCGGGGAGAAATCCCTGCTCTTTTTCTTTGAGCGGCAAAAATACGGCAAAAATTTTAGCTAAAATACCGCATTTTAACGGTTATTGTTTTTATCATTATTTCTTGGCCACTCGGTAAAATCGACAAAACACAAACACAACGATTTTCAACATGTCTTAATAAAGCTTATGCTATAATAGGGTACAAACAAATTGGAAAGCCTTGAAGCGGAAATAAAGGA